TTGTATGGAAACAAAAATTATAACAATATAATCCGTCTGGTGCATTACCAGATGTACGTGTATATTTTTCCACATAATCCAGCACACCTGCTTTCAATTCATTTTCACGATATTTACCATCTAATAAAAGTGCCCATGTAATCATAATATCTTTATTATTTGCGACACTAAAATCTCCTGTAATCATAATATCTGTACCTAGTCCTGCAGAATTTACGGCTGGTGTTATATTCGTTCCGGAACAACTATATAATTGGGAATTACCTGAGGGATCGATTACATTAGATGGAAGATAATCATACGCCCAATTACTATAATTTGACCATTCATTTCGCAAATTGACATCACTTCGCTGGAAAAACCACATCCAGTTTGTTACCATTCCCAAACTATCTAAATCCACGCGTTTAGAACCTGTAACATTAAAGAAATTTGTATGATAAGCTTCCTTTATTAAATATTTCTGATCTTTTTCAGCAAAAACTCTTACTTCATCATTAGTTAAAAATGCATATGTACTTAAAAGATGAACATCTGCTGCCCAATTTGTTCGCTGATCAGTATAACTTGCTGTATTTAATGATATATCAGGCGGCGGTTGTAAAAATCTATAAAACTGATATAATGCATTATTGAAATTCGGTTGGTGATAAAAACCACCATTGCCCTCTACATCGCGCACAACAAATAATTCTTTCACTGGACGAATATCTACTTCTATATGAAGTTCTGCATATTGAAGACTTACAAGAGGAAAAGCCATTTTAGCAGCCAAGGTAAACCAAATATTCAAAGGAATATATAGTTGTCTTGAACGGATCGATGGTTCAGGTCCCAGGATAGTATAATTAGCAGAATTTGTAGGAAATGCATTGGGATATATATTTATACGTCCTGCATCATTTGCCGGATCATTCAGTGCTGCTACATTTCCTGTCATCTTATAATACAAATTCTTCTTTACTTTATCAAAATCCCTCTCTACTAAATTATATAAATATTGACCGGTAAACTCCTGTATAACTTGACCACCTACAGTAAATCGTACACGTTCTATCATTTGCGTACCTAAGTTTTTTATCCATTTAAATTCATACGGTCTCCATTCATCTAATTCCGGATTTGCATTAGGATAAGGACATTCAGGAGGCATTAAAGGACTCCAAATTGTCGGTAAATTTACTACTAAATATGTGTCCAATAACAGGTCTGCGTATCTGGGAACTTTGAATATAAATTGAGAACTCTCGTTCATTCGCAATGTGCGAAGACCTTCAAAATCTATTCTAAATTTTTGTAATCCAAAATTAGTGTATTTTGAGTAAGCACATTTAAAAAAAGTTTTTGATGGATTACCATTAAGTATTACATTTTGATTTCCATATGCAACAAGGTTTAAAAGTCCTCCTGGCATTATATACTAATATCGATATTATTTAACTTTCTTTGCTCCAATAAAATATAAAATATAAAAATAGTAAGATATTATAAGTAACCAATGGATAAATTCACCAAAAATTTAGGATTAACTGGTGCTGAAAGAGATGCAAAACTTATTAAATTAATTATTCTTATTATTGGAGGTCTTATTGTTTTTATAGTTGTAGCGTGGATATATTCTAAACTTACATTGAATGATGCAAATTGTTCAGTTATGAATACACTATATGAAGATTTCCCTCTTATTAGAACTATCAATCCCAATAATGAACAATTTAGCCATAATTTACGAGATTATTATATTAAAACTGCTTATAATGCCTGTTGCGCAGGAACATTTAAAAATGATTTTGTAAATCTATGTGCTTTAAAAAATTGTATTAAGCAAGGTGCAAGATGTCTTGATTTTGAAGTATATTCTGTAAATGATAAACCGGTTATTGCTACTGCTTCTGTAAATGATTTTACTGTAAAAGAAACTTATAATAGTATTCCTTTTGTTTCTGGTATGGAAACTATTAGAGATTATGCTTTTGCTGGAAGCACATGCCCTAATCCAGGAGATCCTCTTATTGTTCATCTTCGTATTATGAGTAAAAATAAACCTATATACGCTACTATGGCAAATGATTTATATAATACACTTGAAAGACAACTTTTAGGTTCACGCTATAGTTATGAAAATCAAGGAAAGAATCTTGGTTTAGTACCAATTGGAAATTTAATGAGTAAAGTGATTATTATTGTTGATAAAACCAATGCTTTATTTGAAGATACACCTTTAGATGAATACGTAAATATTGCCAGTAATTCTATATTTATGCGCGCTATACGATATTCTCAAGGCACTAAATATGCACCAGACATGCAAGAGGTAATTGAATTTAATAAGAAAAATATGACTATTTGTTTACCCGATCTTTCTATTGATCCTAAAAATCCTTCTTCATCGCTCGCAATGAAATATGGTTGTCAAATGGTTGCTATGGCGTTCCAAAATTTTGACGCTAATATGGAATATTATGATGAATTCTTTGATTCAACTGGATCTGCTTTTGTTCTTAAACCCGCACAACTTAGATATATTCCTGTTACTATTCCTGTTCCTCCTCCACCTCCGGAGAAATACTCTTATAAAGAACGACCTGTTAAATCAGATTATTATTCATTTACTATTTAAACTATATAGCGTAACATATAACCAGACATATAACCAGACATATATCCAAATATATAATATTTTATATCATAATATATTATACTACCATATATGGGATCTTTATTACAAGAAAAAGAATTAGAATTAGTAAGAAAAGCAGTTGATTTAGCAGAAAAACAAGAAGGTGAACGCGTTATAGAAAGTCCTGAAATTAAAAAAATTATTAATATTGTTGAGAATTTCTTGCGTTCCACTAAAACCGTCTGTTACGGCGGAACTGCTATCAATAATATTTTACCAGTTGAGGACCAATTCTACGATAAATCTATTGAAATTCCCGACTATGATTTCTTCTCCACCACCCCTCAAAAACATGCCATAGAATTATCCGATAGATATTACAAAGAAGGTTTTACCGAAGTAGAAGCAAAAAGTGGCGCTCATAAAGGAACCTACAAAGTATTTGTAAATTTTATTCCTGTTGCCGATATTACACTTCTTTCGGAAGAGTTTTTTAAAAATATCTATAAAGACGCGATTATTCGCGATGGTATTAGATATTGTCCTCCCAATTTTCTACGAATGGCAATGTATCTTGAACTATCACGTCCAGCAGGCGACATTTCACGCTGGGAAAAAGTAGTTAAACGACTTGCTATACTAAATAAAAATTATCCTCTTACGGGCATTGAATGCGATAAAATTGACTATCAACGAGATATGGAAACAGATATATCAGAGGAAGAAAGTATATATAAATATGTAAGAGATTCATTTATCAATCAAGGAGTAGTATTTTTTGGAGGATTCGCTATAGGGCATTATTCAAAATATATGCCTGCCAAAATGCGTCGTAAATTAGAACGCGTGCCCGATTTTGATGTTTTAGCAATAGACGCCAAAGAGTGCGCTACAATTGTTAAAGAAAAATTACAATATATGGGCATTAAAAACATTAAAATAGTTAAGCACAACGCCCCAAGTGAATGGTTAAGTGATCATTATGAAATTATAGTTGATAAAGAAACTGTTGCTTTTATATATCAAACAAAGGCGTGTTATAGTTATAATGTTATTAGTGTAGATAGGAAAAAAATTCGTATTGCAACCATTGATACCATGTTGAGTTTGTATTTAGCGTTTTTATATACTGATAGTAATTGTTACGGAGGATGTGATCGTATTTTATGTATGGCGGACTTTTTATTTAATGTACAACAAAAGAATAGATTAAAACAAAAAGGTCTTTTGCGTCGTTTTACAATCCAATGTTATGGACATCAAGAAAGTTTACAAGAAATACGAGCAGAAAAAGCCACAAAATATAAAGAACTTAAAAATGAACGTAATTCAAAAGAATATGATCTTTATTTCTTTAAATATATTCCTGGAATAACCAAATCTAATAAACAAACCAATAAAACCTATAAAACCTATAAAACCAAT